CTCGTCGCAAGTGGGGACTTGATATGGCATTAGACTGGGCAGATGCGGAAGGTGCATTTGAAATCATACATATAGAAATAGACTCGTATGACTACAATGAAACATGTGATGACAAACAGCGTATAGAAGAGTTTATACTGAAGACCGATTGGGAAGCTGCCGCTAAGAGTATCAGGGCCAAGCGAGACCAATGGGAATCACTGATTGGGTTTGCGCAGAATGATTGGAAAGCAAGATACTTTGGTTTTCCGCAAGCCGAAAGGACACAAAAAAGTGGCTGATATGATATTAAGACGAGCATTGCGCATTGTTGAAGCAATACAAAAAAGTTGCCCGATAGAAACNGCTGACCTAGATGCAAACCTACGCAACAGGCAAAAGGCCATAGATGAATACAACTACGGGCCAGCCAATCCCAATGAAGCAGGATCGTTCTGGAAAGGTATTGCAGACATCTGGGACATATCGGAGGCACAAGCAAAAACCATGCGTTGTGGAAATTGCGCGGCGTTCGATGTCAGCGACAAGATGCGAGCTTGTATTGAAAGAGGCATGATGGGAGAAGACAAAGCAGTTGATGCTATGTCTACCATCGAGAAAGCTGACCTTGGTTACTGCAACATTTTGCATTTCAAATGTGCNGGCGACAGAACATGCAAAGCATGGTTGGTAGGTGGTGCAATTGANAACAAGGATCGTACCAAATGAGACTGCATGAACTGACCGAAGTTACCTTGATTCCCGGCGTAAAGAAAAAAGGCCGAGGCAACAGCTATCAGTTACCAAATGCTGGTAGACCTATTCCTGACAGTCGTAAAGAAACTGAGATGGGAAAGTTTATTTCCAAGATGGCTGGCGGGTACGAAATATGGTTAGATCACTTTAGCGGCTTTCCTGCTTACAATCTATATGATCCAGAAACCAAACGCGGTATTCTCAGTGTGTTTGGTACAAGATTCAAAAATAATCCTNGCAGTTTGAAGATCATGGGAACCTATGCCAACAGCAACAATCCTGTTAGAGCCAGTGAATTTTATCATACNCTNATAACAAAGTTGGGNCTTACATTGGTNAGNGACAAATTACAAAGCCCAGGCGGCCAGGCTGTGTGGAAGCAACTTGAAAAAAATCATCGAGACGTTAACATATTTGGCTGGGACATGAAAGCAAATAAACCAATAAATGTTTCCACAAGAGATGAAGAAGATACACACGTGTCGCGTGATGAAAAGAACATCAGCAGAGATATGCAATACACTGCAAACAACGTAAGAATGGTAGCAACAGCAAAATGATAAGAACTATTGCTGTTGACGGCAATCCTGAAAGAATTATTGATACAGATATACCTGGTTGGATGTATGCAAGAGACTTGCTCTTGCTTGCCAGTACATCTCAAATGATGCCAGACAATTCGTTATTTGTTGAGGCAGGTAGTTTTTTAGGAAGAAGTTCTTTTGCCATTGGTGCAAATATAAACCCAACTGCCACACTACATTGCATTGATCCATGGACTACTAACACAGACAATTACAGCATATCAGATAGAATTTCTGCACTAGAAGCAGGTGCAATGGAGTATGGTGAAGTTAACCGAGTATCTGACCAAATGCGTTCTAATTTTTACAAGGCTGCTGAATTAGCAGTGAGCGGTTCGTGGCTTCCTGCGTTCAAGTACTTTACCAGTGAATGTGATATTGTCTGTCATTCAGTACCGTTGGAAGAATACGAGCCTAGACCAAGATTGACCAGCGTGGTATTTTTAGACGCTCAACGTGCTACCGACAATGACGTAACTCCTGGCGGTGATCCGCACAAAGCATATACCAATCTTAACAATCAACTGAGCAGGTTTATCAACAACAGGGACATCTTGATTATAGGAAATGATTTTAGTCCTAACTGGTCTTCTAATATATTGGCAGTTGGCCAGAACAAAGAAAAATCTAGAAGAGCATTATTTTGTCCAGCAGACAGTGCATTATGGTTTTTATGGCCAACAGTTGGATACTGGGCCTCGAAGCTAGGAGATTTCTCTGACCGTGCTGAACGAGATCGTTCAGCATACTGGAAAGGACTGATATGAAAAAACTAATAACCATTGCGATACTAGCAACAACGCTGGCTGGATGCGCTGGCATCATGGATCTGTTGCCAAGCAATTGGGATCCAAACGAATCCGCGGCCATTACTGATGCTCGATATTCAGCAGTCAAAGCCGACTGTGCGAATCCCAAAATTGCAGAAGACTTGCTAAAAGTACAGCAACGACTGGATTGGTTGGTACTGTATACACAAAGCAAGGGTAGCAAAGATATCAACAAGATGCTGACTCCTGTGAAAGAAACACTGGACCCGCTGGTGCAACGAGCACAGCAAGGTGGCATGAGCCCTGCTTATTGCCAGCTAAAAATGAAGATTATCCGTGCTGAACTAGATGCAGTAGCACGTGGTACCAACGCAAGGAACATGCCATGACATTAGAACAACTAGCACAATGCGGTAAGCCCTGGGCACAAGAACGTGCGCAAGTGGCATTAGACATGCAAAAGATGTTTGCCAATGGTGAAATGTCTAAGGATGAGTTTGTGGAACTTACACAGGACTTGATTCGTGCAGATCAGCTGAACAAAGACGCAGATGATGTAGAAACCAAAGCCATGCTAGAAACTGCAATCAAGCAATTGGTATCCGTTGTAGGCGGAATGATTTGATAAATATCGGATAGGAGAAACGCTATGTTAGACATTTTATTATGGGTTGCTGTTGGTGCTTTTGTTGGTTGGAATTTTCCACAGCCATTTTGGGCAAAGGCCATACAAGAAAAAATTCAAGCCATGTTGGCTAAAAAGAGTTAAGGGGTAAACCGTGGAAGAACTAGTAATTGCACTCAAAAAAGCATTGGCAAACACATTTGCTTTCTATCTTAAAACGCACGGATTTCACTGGAATGTAACTGGTCCAGACTTCCATCAGTATCACACCATGCTTGGCAATATTTACGAAGAAGTATATGGTAGCATAGATCAGTTTGGTGAGGAAATCCGCGCACTGGGTGATTATGCGCCTGCCAGCTTTGCTCGCTTTGCCGCGCTGACTGACATTGAAGACGAACTCAAGATACCGCCAGCATTGACAATGATTGAGCGTTTGCTTGCTGACAACGAAAAAGTATTAGCGGTAATTGAAGCCGCATACAATGCCGCCGAAGCAAATCATGCGCACGGGTTGAGTAACTTCTTGGCCGAACGCCAGGACGCACATAAGAAACATGCGTGGATGTTATCAGCTACGCTAAAAAGATAAGGACATGACATGATNGAACTAGCAACACTACAGGCTTGCTTTCCACAAACCAAGCCTGANCGAGTAGAATATTTTCATGAAGGTATCTGCCAGACATTTGAAGTGTTTGAAATCAACACACCGCCACGTATGGCAGCATTTTTGGCTCAGTGTGGTCACGAAAGCGGCGGTCTACGTTTGACAGAAGAAAATCTCAACTACAAAGCAGATGCTCTCACAAGACTGTGGCCCAAGCGTTTTCCACCGGATGTGGCTGCTCGTTATGCTCGCAACCCAGAAATGATTGCCAACAGAGCTTACTGTGATAGAATGGGCAATGGACCAGAATCCAGCGGAGAGGGATGGGCCTATCGAGGTCGTGGCTTGATCCAATTGACCGGCAAAGCCAATTACACCGCTTGCTCAGATGCATTGGGTATTGACCTAGTGAGCGAGCCCGATCTGGTAGCACAAAATCCAGTTGCAGTATTGTCAGCCGGTTGGTTCTGGGACACTAATCGATTAAATGCACTAGCCGATGCTGAAGATATCTTGACAATGACCAAGAAGATCAACGGCGGCACAATTGGACTGGATGATCGCATCAAACATTTCGAACACATGAAGCACGTTCTGGGCGCATAACGGTACACAAACTCAAGAATCTCCTTGACAGACAGTTGTTGTTCTAGTATTATAACAACTATCAACAAGGAGATTTTTTATGCCCGCAAGAATGTTCTCGGCCGAAGAGAAGGCCAAACTCACTCGTATTATCAATGAAGGTATCCAAGTCACAACTGAGATGCAAACTCTCAAAGAAGGACTCAGCGAAACCGTAAAAGCCATTGCCGAAGAATTAGACATGAAGCCTTCTGTGCTACAGAAGGCTATTCGTATTGCACACAAGAGTTCACTCGGTGAAGAAAAGAACAAAATGACTGAAGTGGAAGAAGTACTTGAGGCCGTTGGCCGTACATTGTAATGAATGAAATCATTACTGACATTTTCCAATGGATAAAGGATGACTACAAGACAAACCGTACTAGGTTTGCTGTGGAAGTTGTTGCTTGGGCTATCAGTATTGGTTGTAGTATTACTATGGCCTTCACTGTTCCTAACCCTCCTTTGCTTGTTCTTTATCCTATCTGGATTACTGGTTGTGCTTTGTACGCTTGGGCTAGTTGGACTAGGGGTAGCTTTGGCATGCTTGCTAATTACATACTGCTCACTACTATTGACACTATTGGCCTCATCAGGATGATCGTACAATGAGTAGTTCGGATGTAAGGTTCATTGCGGCAATCGTAGTTCTCATGCTATTATTCTACGGTGAGCCAGATTTATTTGATGCAATGAGAGCGGCTCTCATGCGTTACTTCAACCATATCTAAGGAATAACAATTTGAGCTATGTTGACGCTTGGTACCAGAAAGAAAAAGATCTGGTTAGGGTAGTAGAACGCAAGGAAGGACGTCGCATCTATCGCGACTATCCAGCCAAGTATGTGTTCTACTATCCAGAAAAAGGTGGTGCGTTTACCAGCATGTATGGTGAACAGCTCACACGTGTACAAGTCAGCGGGCACAAGGCATTTGACAAAGAACGGCGCATACATGGACACAAGCGATTGCATGAAAGTGACTATCGCCCACTCAATCGCTGTTTGGAAGACAACTATCTAAACAGCGAAGATCCAAAACTACAAGTAGCGTTTTTCGATATTGAGGTTGCGTTCAACAAAGAACGCGGCTTTGCTGATCCAAGCGATCCTTTCAATCCTGTTACAGCTATTGCAGTATACCTGGATTGGAGCGACCGCTTGGTTAGTCTTGTGTGCAAGCCCGATAGTATGACCCGAGAACGTGCAGAAGAGATTGTTGGAAGGTTTGACGATACTTTGTTGTGCGACACAGAAGAAGAACTTTTAGAGAATTTTCTAACACTNATCGATGATGCAGATGTGATAAGTGGTTGGAACTCAGAAGGCTTCGACGTTCCATACACTGTGAATCGCATTTCAAGATTGATTGGCAAAGAGTACACACGCAAGTTTTGTCTTTGGGGACAACTGCCACAGCGCAGAGAGTTTGAGAAATATGGCCGCACACTGGAAACATTTGACTTTATTGGTCGAGTGCACCTAGACTATCTTGAGCTTTATCGCAAGTACAACTATCACGAGATGCATACCTATCGACTGGATGCTATTGGTGAATATGAACTGGGCGAAAAGAAAATCCAGTACGAAGGTACCCTGGATCAGTTGTACAACAACGACTTTGAAAAGTTCATTGCGTACAACAGGCAAGACGTCATGCTTCTTAAAAAGCTAGATGACAAGCTCAAGTTCATCGACCTGACCAATCTTATTGCTCACGCCAACACAGTAGGACTGCGTACTACACTAGGTGCGGTTGCTGTTACTGACCAAGCGGTTATTAACGAGTCTCACCGACGTGGCATGATTGTTGCTGACAGAGGTGGACGCACAGAAGATACTGCGGCTGCAGGTGCCTATGTTGCTTATCCCAAGAAAGGCCTCCACGAGTGGATTGGATCAATGGACTTGAACAGTCTGTATCCATCGGTTATTCGTGCACTTAACATGAGTCCAGAAAGCATTGTTGCACAGGTCAGGCAAGACTTGACCAAGCAGATGATTGCAGATGCGTTGGCAGAAGGTAAGACGCTGGCAGAAGCTTGGGAAGGTCGCTTTGGCTGTCCAGAGTATGAAGCCATCATGAATCGAGACATTGGTGTGTCACTTACACTTGACTGGGAGAATGGTACTAGCCAGCAACTGAGTGCCGCAGAGATTTACAATCTTGTGTTCCATAGTGGTGCGGCACTGATGCTTAGTGCCAACGGTACCATCTTCAACTATGAAAACAAAGGTGTTATTCCCGGACTACTAGAGCGTTGGTATGCCGAACGTAAAGAACTGCAAGCCAAAGCACGTGAAGCCAGCAAAGAAGAGTTTGACTTCTGGGACAAGCGACAGCTGGTCAAGAAGATTAACTTAAACTCTGCTTATGGTGCTTTGCTCAACGCAGGCAGTCGATTCTTTGATCAGCGGCTAGGGCAGTCAACCACGCTAACAGGGCGATGCATTGCCAAACACATGTCCAGCCAAGTGAACGCAATGATCACAGGCGAATACGATCACGTTGGTAAAGCAGTGATCTACGGTGACACCGACTCTGTTTACTTTAGTGCTTATCCAATCTTGCGAGAAGAGATTGACAGTGGCGCACTAGAGTGGAACAAAGAAAAGGTAATTGAACTCTATGATCATATTGCTGGAGAAGTCAACAGTACTTTTCCAACTTTCATGAGCGAAGCGTTCAACGCACCGGCCAGCCAGGGTTCGCTTATCAAAGCTGGTCGAGAGGTTGTGGCTACCAAAGGCATCTTTATTATCAAGAAGCGTTATGCTATTTTGGTCTATGACCAAGAAGGCAAGCGCAAGGACAAAGATGGCAGTCCGGGTGCACTCAAGGCAATGGGCCTGGATCTCAAGCGCAGTGATACTCCTGAATTCATGCAAAGGTTCTTGGAAGAGATCCTAATGAAGATGCTGACTGGAGAAACCAAAGAGCATATCTTTGAACGAGTGCGCAAGTTCCGTACTGAGTTCAAGAGCCGACCTGGTTGGGAAAAAGGCACACCCAAGCGTGTTAATAACCTAACGCATCACACAGCGGTATACGACAAGACTGGACAATGCAAGATTGGGCATGCGCTTGCCGCCATACAGTGGAACCGCATGCGCAAAGCATTTGGCGATGGATACAGCATGGAATGCTCGGATGGTATGAAGGTGATTGTTTGCAAGCTCAAGAACAATCCTTTGCAGATAAAGAGCATCGCATATCCAACAGATGAACTGCAACTGCCCGAATGGTTCAAGGTATTGCCGTTCAATGATAATGGAATGGAAGATGCCATCATTGACAAGAAACTGGATAACCTTATCGGCGTGTTGGATTGGGACATCAGTGAAACCAAGGGCGATAATGCTCAAAACTTTAACAGCCTTTTCGAGTGACAAGAGCACCAAGGTCTATTGACATAGGTCTAAGTATATCATATAATCTAATCAACAACTGGAGAACAACATGAAAGATTTCGTATTCGACGTTAGCAAGCACACCGCGGCCTTGGGCTTTTTCGAGAGTGCAAAGCTCGTTACAGATGACAAGACAACTGAGATTTTTTCTCAAGATGCCGCACACAACACCAATACCAATGTGGTGCTTAATGGCAAGATGCATAATCCTGTAACAGGACTAGATGGCGAAGTTGGCCTTAGCAATCTTGGCTTTCTTAAGGGCTTGTGCGACATGCACCGTGCAGAAGAAAGCGGCGTTACCGTTGGCAATATCAATAAGAATGGCAAGGACGAACGAGATCACTTTGTGTTCTCCGACAAGAGTGGTAACACTGACAAATATCGATTCATGCCTGAGCAGTTGGTATCTAGTTTCAAGACTCCGCGTTTCAAAGGTAGCAAATGGGACGTAACCTTTACTCCGCTGAAGGCCAAGATTAGCGAGATGGCACAACGTGCAGGACTGTATGCAGGCATGGAGCCATTGTTTACTGTCAAGACTGAAAACAAAAACTTGGTTGCTATCTTTGGTAGCGAAGGTTCTGGCAGTCACTCCGGCAAAATGGTTTTAGCCAGTGGAGTTGAAGGAACTGTCAAGGAAGGCACATACTATCCCATTGACAAGTTCCTTGCTGTTATGAAGTTGGCCGCTGACGAGAACTGTGTTGTAAACTTCTCTGCCAACGTGGCAATGATTTCCGCAGACTCCGGGCTTGGTACTTACAATTATATTTTCCCAGGATTGACCAAGTGAGTGTAAAAAAACTAACCCGCCAACTGATTGAAACGCTAGAAAAACTCGACAGCATCATTGATCAGCTTCGCGATGAAAATGTCCATGTTAGTTTTTTCCATCACAGAGGCAACTTTGGTTTGTATTCCGACACAGTGTCTGATCGTATTACATTAGGTAGTGTTGTAAAATCAGACGTACTATATGATACCAAAAGTAAGATTAACAACATAGAAGAAAACACTGATGACAACACAACCAAAGCCTAAGATAGACCTATGGGGTAAGAACGAAGACTATGCTGTCTTCTTGCCAAGTATTTCTGGCTTCTACAATACCATTGTAAGCAAGCAACAGAGTCAAGGCGATTATGTTCCGGCTGATAGACTGAACTCTGAGTTTGACACAGGTGTTGAAGGATTCAACTTCCTCAACAAAGAAGCGGCATACTTTCACTATCCCTGGGCATTGTATTCAGCAGGGCATGCACAGCTAGATACTGCCAAAAGCGACATTGAAGAAAGCATGGTACAAAAGCGAGATCGCAAGAAGACTTTTATCCTCGGCGACTCGGGTGGTTTCCAGATTGCCAAAGGTATCATCAAGTTTGACTGGGAGAATTTCCTAGAGAATCCAGGCGACACAGGCTACAAAGGCAATGCAGATAAAACACGCGGTGCTATCCTTAACTGGTTAGAGCACACAGCAGACTACTCAATGGTACTAGATATTCCTACCTGGGCGGCCCGTGAACCACTTACACAACGCACTGGTTTGACTACCTTCAAAGAGTGTTTGGATGGTACATTGCACAACAATGATTGGTTCATTCGCAATCGCCAAGGCAAGACCAAGTTCCTGAACGTGCTACAGGGTTCTGACAACGTAGAAGCAGAAACTTGGTACCAGGCTGTTAAGGATCTTCCATTTGAAGGTTGGGCCATGGGCGGTAACAACATGCGCGACGTTGAGCTGTTACTACGCAGACTCATTGTCATGCGTGACGAAAAGAAACTTGATCCAGGCAAAGACTTGATTCACTTCTTGGGTACATCAAGGCTTGAGTGGGCCATGATGCTGACTGCGGTACAACGCAACCTTCGCAAGCACGTGAATCCAGATGTCACTGTTACGTATGATTGTGCCAGCCCGTTCATTGCCACAGCACATGGACAAGTGTACACACAGCACGTTCATCGTAATAATCGTTTCAGCTACATCATGGACAAGGCAGTTGATAGTCGTAGCCTTGCAAACAGTAAGGTGCCGTGGCCTTGGTCCAGTCCAATTGGTGATCGCATGCGCATGGAAGATGTGTGTTGGTATGCGCCCGGCGATGTTAACAAACTGGGCAAGGAAACAAAGACATCATGGGATACGTTCAGCTACTTCTTAATGATGGCACATAATGTTTACCAACATATTGAATCCATACAACGTGCCAACAGTTTGACTGATACTGCATGCCATCTAAATAAACCTGACCCAGGTCTATGGCGCAAGGTCAAAGGTCAAGCCGATCAAATGAGCGATTGGGTTCCTCGCAATGTGATCTACATGGTTGAACTTGTGAATCGTGTGTTTGAATCCGAAAACCCAATGACCGAACTTGATCGTGCGCATGGCTTGCTTGCAGACTTCAGCGAGAAGAAGACACTCAAAACTGCCGCTGGCACATTTGGTGGCTTGTTTGAAATTGAAGATGCAACTGGCAGCGACAGCGATAGCGAAACATATGATGCTCGCGAAGATGACGTATTGGACAACCTCGAAGCTTCACTAAAGGTGTAACATGGAACGTGTATATGAAAACCCATCAGACAAGTCAGTTGATTTCTTTGTTGGAACCGAAGTAGAAAACACTCCTGCCAAAGGCAAGCTGACATTGTTTGTGGTTGGCATCCAACCAGCAGATAAGATCATTGCTGAAGCTAAAATACACAATATTGATNATGTGTATTTTGGTGCTAACATGAGCTTTCCAAAGTTGGATGTCAATGATGGAGCAGGATGGCGACCTTGGGAAGAGATGATCCGCGGTGTGCTGGGTGCTGGACTTTGGACCACGCTGGACATTGATGTTTCATGCGTAGAAGGATTACACGAATCAGGATTGACAGAGAACAACCGTTTCATTCCAATGATCTCTGTCAAGATTCCATATGTGGGCTTGCTTAACTACAATGCCACAATAAAGGTTGATGACAAAACCTTTAACGCAACCAACCCCGGTGTATGGTGTTGGAGTTTACACGATCTCATGTCAAGGGATCATTTCACTGACTGGTCTAAATACCAAAATGATAAGGTGCTATAAATGAGCGATCTAGAAAAACTACCCTTCTTAGAAGAACTTGCTAAAGAAACTTCTCGTACTAGNGNAAAAGGCACAACTGATCCCCAACAACGGATGATTGAGTTGNTNGAAGCTATTGACTGGAAGATGTGGATGCTGTATAATATGATTACCAAAGGTGAACTTGTTGTTGACCAAAAGGTAAAAACTTTAGAAACCGCAATCGACAAAAAGAAGTTGGAGAAGAAGTAAATGTCAACTACCAATATGATTTGGGTTACATTCCGTAAAGAAGGTATCCATTGCTATCCGGCAGCGGCTACTGATCCTAACCTTGCTACAGGAGACCAATTCGATGTTTCGTTTTTGGCTAGTCCTCACCGTCATATTTTCCATTTTCGCGTTTGGTTGGATGTTTTCCATAATGACCGAGATGTGGAGTTCATTCAATTCAAGCGGTGGCTTGAAGGGCTGTATTCTGGCCCACAAAGTATTTTGCAACTAGATCACAAGAGTTGCGAAATGATCTCAGACGATCTCTATGAAACCATTAAGGCTAGGTATCCTGGCCGCAGTGTGTGGATTGAGGTATCTGAGGATGGAGAAAACGGCAGCTTCAAGACTTATACTGCCTAAATTTAACCTAACATCAATAAAAGGTAAAACAAAGATGAGCTACGAAGATCGTCAGGTGAGCCGCGCTCGCATTCATATTAACGACATCAAGTACGACCTGCTGAAAATTGCAGAGCCGTGGGACGGTGTCATGTTCGAAGGCATTGAGCAGAGGCCAATGCATCTGTTTAGGTCCTATCTCAAGGACTTGGTAGATGCCAGACTGATCAATAGTTTTGATCTACCTGGCCATGAAGTCAAGGACACTAGCATCACCTATGATGTTGTGATCCAGATCACACGTGATCGTACGCCCAAGCGTATCAAGATCCACGTTGGACTCTACAAGAGCGCATGGCCCTTTAACAAGGAAGTCACTGCATGAGAAAGCTATACTACATGGGACTCGAGTCTTACGAGGCTCGATATACTCTACAATTAACAGAGTGGAACAAACGTGTATTTGATACACGTGGTCTAGATGTAGTATATGTTCCCGGTGATGTTATTGACAATACCAAAAGCATCAGTGTTGGACAGGTGTTAGACGCACACGGTCGTAGCTATTTTTCAATGAGCCAAATGATGCACCTTGTGCAAATGATGCGCAACGGTGAAGTCACTAGCGAAGACGTTATCTACTTTGAAGACATGTTCCAGCCTGGTATTGAGAGTCTTCCATATATCATGGATCAGATTCCAGCAGAACAACGCCCTCGGGTATTTGTTAGATGTCTTGCACAGGCCATTGACCCAGATGACTTTGTGCATGTATGGGGTATGGCAGGATGGATGAGTACCTATGAAAAGATGGTCAATCATTTTGTCACAGGTGTACTTGCTACTAATGAAGAAATGGTAGCACACATGCGCATTGCAGGATGGACTGCTCCAATCTACAATATCTCAGGCCTAGCATTTGGCAAAGAAGAAGTGTTAGAACGCATTGGCGGTAAGGAAAAGATCAAGGCATTCTGGTTACGTCAGAATCGCATTGGATTTGCCGCACGGTTTGACCAAGAGAAGCAACCGGGGTTCTTTATGGACTTAGCAGAATGGTGGTGGAATAATGTCAGTAGAGATCACGAGTTCGCTATTTTTTCAGGTGGCCCTTTGCGGAGTAATAATCCTGATTACGTGGCTCGTGCCAGAGAGATGGATAGACTAGGTAAACTAAAAATCTACGAGAATCTCAAGAAGAATGACTACTATGCATTGCTAAATGATACTCGTGTGTTGTTTAACTGCGCACTACAAGATTGGGTTTCAAACACAGTAAGCGAAGCCGATACATTAGGTTGCAATGTTCTGTATCCTGCTTATCGTAGCTTCCCTGAGACATTTGCCAATGATCCAGAACGTATGTACGTTCCATGGAGTATGGAAGATGCCGCCAACAAACTGAAACCTTTGATGTCTGATTTACATCGCAACAACGGTCTTATCAGTGACTGGAACAACGGTACTATTGGTCGTATTGTTGATATCCTTGAGGGCAAAGGTGAACAATGGAACCGTGCTGGTAATCGTTATCGTGACAATGTAGCCGGAGCCAAATATGAACTTAGAAAAGCCAACAAGTAAGAAAACTGTAATAGTCACCGGCGCCGGTGGTTATATTGGCGCCCATACATGCCTAGCGTTGAAAGACGCTGGGTATGAAGTTGTAGGCATTGACAGGAATTTCAATACTGCGGCATGGACTGTAAACTTCTGTGATGTAGCGATACAAGCAGACTTTAGCGAGTTACAGATTGCCGATACGCCACTTGCCAATGCAGTTGGTGTGATACACATTGCTGGAACCAGCTTGGTTGGCCCCAGTGTCACTGATCCTGCTGTTTACTATGCCAACAATGTCGGTGCCACTGCCAAACTTATTCGCAGACTTGCAGATGCCAACTTCAAAGGCAAGTTCATCTTTTCTAGTTCGGCAGCAGTGTACGGAGAACCTGTTGTTGAATCCATTGATGAAGGCCAACCTATTGCTCCTATTAGTCCCTACGGTCAGAGCAAGGCCATGGCAGAAAAAGTAATCAGAGATTCTGCACATGCATATGGCTTCCAGGCGGCTTGTTTGAGATATTTCAATGCATGCGGTGCTGATCTAAGTCGTAGACATGGGCAAGTTAAAGGAGCCACACATCTGATTGCTCGTATATGCGAAAATGCATTGTCTAATAAAGAATTAACTATCAATGGCAATGACTATCCAACCAAGAGCGGCACATGCGTTCGTGATTACTTGCATGTCACAGACATTGCAGAGGCGCATGTCAAAGCACTAGAAGGTCTGAACAAAACGTATGATGCATACAATCTTGGTACCGGACTTGGATGGAGCATTGCTGAAATTGTTGAGCACTTCAATGCCATCGTGCCAAGCTCTATCAAGGTTGTATACGGCGCAAGGCGAGAAGGTGATCCTGCTATACTGGTTGCCAATGGTAGAAAATTTCAAAATGAATTTGGCTGGTACCCTAGCAACTCCAGGATTGACGGTATCATTGCTACTGCATGGGCATGGTATAACTCAGACCGATATCGAGGAGCAGTATGAAAGTGGGATTCACATGCTCAACCTTTGATCTACTGCATGCCGGTCACGTGGCCATGCTGAAAGAAGCCAAAGGACAATGCGATCACCTGATCGTAGGATTACAAAATGATCCAACCTTTGACCGAGCAAATAAAAACAAGCCAATACAAAGTATTGTAGAACGCCAATTGCAACTGGAAGGTTGTAAATTTGTTAACGAAATATGGGTGTATAATACTGAAAAAGATCTTGAAGATCTACTGCTAACTTTACCCATTGATATTCGCATACTTGGTGTTGAGTACATGGAAAAAGACTTTACTGGTCGTGCCATATGCGAGAAGCGAGGCATTGAACTTTACTTCAATGGTAGAGATCATAGTTTTAGTTCCAGCGAACTAAGACAACGTGTGTACGAAGCAGAGAAAGCAAAGTTGGAACAATGAAAGTTGAACCAATCAACCCCATAACAAGGACAACGTTCATGACACGTAATCAAAATCGCAATGACTGGAATCAACAAAAAACCAAAGTCAAAGTGATCAACGAAGACACTGGCATCACAGTTGATGCAGATGTATTAAGTCGAACTAACGATCGTCTAGTGCTTGCCATAAACACAGTCAAGGTGACATTGGCCAAAAATGACAGCGGCATGTATGTTGGCAAGATGCTTGGCATGTCACTCAAAAGCGATGGTTAAATTGACCATTGACCTAAATAATCTCATCTGCTATACTAGCAGTTAATTGGAGTAAACTACAATGACGGATAAAAAAGAAACAGCCTTGGACGCAATGGCNGGTGACGGNGGATATTCAGAAGCATATCTAGGCGATCATATTCGCTTTAAGATGCNACGTGAAGGAAAACGCTTTTGGGCAGGCGACAACATTAGTGATTATCTACACGAAGGAGATATAGAAAAGNTAATTGACGAAGCAACTCCGGCATTTGAACAAGTATTAGATGCGTTGCTGATCGATCGTGAAAACGACCCGAACTCCAAAGGTACAGCAAAACGACTTGCAAAGATGTACTTCAATGAAATCATGGCAGGTAGATATGACCCAGCACCAGACGCAACAGCGTTCCCCAATGACTCGAATGACCGCTACGAAGGTATGCTGGTGGTTCGCAGTGAGCTTCGCAGTATGTGTAGTCATCATCACCAACCCGTTACTGGCGTTGCTTATATTGGCATTATTGCCGCGCAGAAACTCATTGGACTCAGCAAGTATACCCGAATCGCACAGTGGTGTGCCCGAAGAGGTACTCTCCAGGAGGAACTTTGCAATGACATTGCTAGGGAAATCTCAAAAGCAACCGACTCAACAGACGTAGCAGTATATGTGCAGGCCACACATGGATGCTGTGAGAATCGCGGCATTATGGCACATTCTAGTCTAACGCAGACCACTGTGTTGAATGGTGCGTTCAAGACCGACCCAAGTGTCAAGAAGGAATTCTTTGACAATATCAAACTGCAACAAGAGTTTGCGCCAAGATAATATGGCCAAGAAGAAAGCTACTTTTTCGGAACTAGTTGAGTCTGCTGTTTCGGAACAGGATTTGATTGATGCCTTAGACGAACTAAAGGCTGAATTTGAGGAGATGGAAATGGCAACAGCAAAAGCAGTGAACAAACTAAGTGACAAGCTGGTCAAGGTAAATGAGAATTTTACCATCAACATGTATGACAATGGTTTCATGGTCGAAGCAGGCGGTCGCAACAAGAAGACCGATTATGTAAATGCCAAGATCATGTGCAGTACTGTTGATGAAGTGCTGGCATTGGTTCGCGAAGCATGTGAAATGGAAAGAGATTCTTGATATGGAATCTCTACTAATCAAAGAATTTGTAGCAAAAGAACAAGAAGCCTACAAGCTACGCATACGTGTAAGTAAAATACTCTCTCCTAAAGATCTACGTTGTGTAGACTTTATTGGAGAGCAATACAACAATGACGGTAAGATGATTGATTCGGCAACATATACATTTTTCCTTACAGACGAGGAGATAGCTGGCTTATGCAAGGAATTACATCCGTGAGCAGTTCAGATGATACCATAACAATCACTATTCCAGATTATGACGAGTATCGGTTAGATGATTCCATGTCGGTGGATCTAAGTTCCAGCGTCATATACACCACCGACAATACCACTGGAATTAGTCCAGGTTATGGTGCCATTCCAAGCCCGGGCACAATTACTATTGGCAATAGCAGTGGTCCCTATACTTTTTCTAATCCTACCTGGAATCCTGTGTCAAGCGAATCCAGCCTCAACCTGGGAGAAGATTTTAGTATCGTTGCTCCACATAATGGACCAGCCAAGATGGTCTATAAAGATCAAGAACTTGAAATTGGACAGTTGTTTGGTATGTTCAATGCATTCAAGACCTTGCTCAAGTCTGTGGCAGAAGATTCAGAGTTCTGTGCCAAGCATCCAGAAATTNGTGACATGGCATACGGTTATCTAGTTGAGGAACTTAAAAGATGAGCACACGCAAATTCACGTTTCTGTTTGAGGAAGAAGGCGAATATATAATGGGTAATCATTATCCTGGTAGAGAGATCAAGCATACGCTACACGATCTAACTACCTGGGATGAAATACTACCTAGATTCAAAGAATTTTTGCTGGCCATTGGATACGTAATTGATGGCGAGCTAACTGTTGAAAAAGACCACTATGAGAGAGAAATATCAGATGAAGAAAAAGACCCTGACCTGGACGGATGTTGAAGGGTATGTGCATGAGCTAGCACATCAAATAAACAAATCCGGCTGGCGTCCTGATTACGTTGTTGGAGTGACTCGCGGCGGGCTTGTGCCCGCTGTGTTGCTTTCTAACCTACT